GTTTAGATACGATGGCTGCAGTGGTGCAGCAGGCAAGAATTGTTGAGCGAGCACTGGAGTTGCTGTTGCAGAGATCAATTGGGACATCACGAGTATTTGAATTCTACAAGTATAGCAAATGGAAAGAGAGTTCATCGGAGAAGAGGGACAGCCTTTATGGCATTCCAGTTATTTCAGAAGCAACGTGGGAGCAATTAGTTGATGATTCAATGCTCACCGAAATGGGGAACGATGCCTGGGAGATATATTGTACATCACTGCGCGAATCATGCGAGTTGCAACCCGAGGAGGAATTTCTGAGGAACTACAAACTTGAAGGCCGACCGCACGCGTTTGATGATTTCATACGTGCACGCGGGAGAGAGGAGTCACAGACATATGGCGATCTCGCGTTGCGGCATTGGTTCGCATTGTTGGTAGCAATTTCCCAAACTGAACGGTTAGTTCCCCTGGGAATGTCGGCACTCGCTGTCTGTATCCGCGAGATTGGCGAACCCTTCCACCAAAATACCCGTGATCTGTCAAAGTTCGAGTCAGAAAAACTCTCCAGTAGTATCGTTCTCTATGCCGAGATGTGCCTCGCAGAGTCACTACAAGAATTCAACGTGTTTTACCGATCGAAGGAGGAGGGTGTCGCCATTAGCGTCGCATGTGATGGTGTTTCGATCGATGCCGTCTCGCTTATACGGGAATTTTTCCTTGCCTGCTTACCGCATCCGAAACGTGTATGTAACATGCTACGTGCCGCGTACACTTGGTTCGTTAAGAACTGGGGAACGGGCGTAGATGAAGCGGTAGTCCTGCAGTCTCGAGCTGGTGACGACAGAAACGCGAAGGATGTCCACTACACCGGATACGCAACGGTACGCAACCCATACGGTCGAGTGGTCTTGCAGACTCGCTTTCACCGGGAGGCGAGGAATGCGAACCAGAAAAAAGTTAGTGAGGTGGAGGAGTACATACGTACTTTGGTCCCGTGCCATCAGGGTTTGCCACTTCTTACACGGTTGCTGCGTTCAGTATACCGATTACCATTTTCCCCAAGGAATATTTCTCACGTCATCTTCGCATCGGTGTGCTTATCCATTCAAACGATCACCGGCTACGGTCGAGCGTGGGTTAAGAATGTGGGCGATGATCCCGCCAAGATCGTGCTTCCAGCACCAGACAACTATGTTGATAGGCTCGCGACCGGAACGGAACTAAATTTTCGGCGCGCGTACGCTGAGGCGTTGCGTCACGGGTATGACATGGTTCCGCCTGAGGATATGTACACAAGCCTACTAAGGTTGGCCAAGAACACCTCATCTGGTATCGCCACCTCGGTCACAGTGAGGAAGGACTATGGTCCTAGAGCCGCGAAACGCGCAGAATTTGTCAAGATTACTAGTAGACAGAAAGCGCTGGTTATTATGACGCATGGCGATAAAATTTATACGCCTGAGCACCTCATGGTTAAGTATAACACTCCCCAGCGTTATCAGACAAAAGGTAGTCGAGATGTTCCTATTAAAGCTACTAGAACCATCTACGCAATACACTTGGGAGTTTTAGCTCCGCAGCTCATACTTACGTTGCCACTAAATGAGTACTTTGCGAAAGCGGGCGGCCCTACGCATCCCGCCGCAGCGGAGATTGGAGGAAAGATTATAATAGGCGATCTGGAGGCCACGGGTTCGAGGTTGATTGACGCTGCGGACACTTTCAGGAACACGGGTGACCCGGAAATAATGACGCTAGCATTGGACTACTCAGAGTATGACTCACACATGAGTCAGCATAACTTTAGAAGCGGCATGATTAGAGCCATACGTGGCGCCTCAGCGGTGCATTCTGCGTGGCGCTACGACGGTTATAGCTTAGATCAGCTTATCGACTTCGCGTATGGCGATGGGCGGATAACCGGCACCCTTTGGAATGGCCGACGTAGCGTTATGCGCGTCTCAAGATCCCTGTACGAATCGTTACCTGAAAGTGATAGGTGCCCCCCGGCGGATGCACCTTTTCGGTTCACGCCTCCAGGAGTGAAACCCATCAGAACATTAGGGTTGTTACCGCAGTCTGAGCACGCAGATTCGCTCCTCGTCTCACCATGGGATGGGAGTGATTTGGCGTACGTTACGACACACCTTTCGGGGGAGAATAGCACTCTGGTCGCGAACTCGCTCCACAACCTCGCAATTGGCCGCATCATTCAAGAGGAGCTGGCCATTCAGGCGCCAGGCGTTGTTGAAGTCCTCTCAGAAATGTACGTTGGAGACGACACCTTAATGTATACGAGACTATTAACGCACGACGTTAGACGAATTGATAAGGCGATCGATGTCATTTTTGACACGGTCAAGAAATGCGGTCACGAAGCTTCTCCCTCCAAGACGACCTATCTGCCCCTCTCTGCAGAGAAGACGCAGACGCACGCAAAGCACGGAATTTACATACCGCAGGATAGGATGATGTTGATCTCATCGGAAAGGCGGAAGGATATCGAGTCGATCCGATCATACGTCCGGGGGCAGATAAACGTCCTCGTCACAAAGATCAGTCGTGGCTTCAGTGAGTTCCTCGCCCATCTAATCCTCATGATGAAGACGAGCTTGATTGGCTACAGGAAATTGAAACGCACAATAAAAGATGGCATATATAGAAGTAGATCCTATCATTCGGATCGAGAGGACGGATACACCCTATGTCGTGTTAGACATCCACTTGTTACATATGCACCTTACGCCTTTGGTGGGGTCGGTGCACACCCGGAAGCTCTGAACATCGTTAACACCCCTGAGCTGTTCTTGGAGTCGCTGCTGGAGGGCAGCCCGTGGGCGTCATTGGTACTCCCCTACTGCGTTGCCTCGGATGATTGGTGGGATGAGACGCAGGCCGACAAGCGTCAGATCGGGACCGAGACGCCGATGTCGCTTTTCTCCAGGCTGGCTAGGCGAACGGTTACTGCTGCGCTTTCAACGCCGGAGATCCGAGCGCAGGTTGCCTCACTCCCGCTGCAAGGATTGGGGCCGACGCGTCTTTCCGCTACTATGATGCATGGCGCACTGCTGAAGGAGGCGCGGGCGAGGGCGTTACTTTCGCCAGGGTATGAAACGGATTATCAACGCGCCTTGAACGCCACGGCGCAACGGCCGTCGTTCTCGGTCAGGGGAGGCGATTTAGAATTGAGTACCGCCTACTCGAAAATCTTCACCATATGGGTTCACCTTGAGGGCGCACAGCCCGCGCATCCGCATCCAGACTTGAATCTCTCACCGTCTTTTCGTCTTCAGAGGACATCGCTTGGCACCCGCTGGGGTCCGAGATTACGAATGTCGTATGTCGATCGAATTGACGCGATGGTTCGAGCTGATGTGGTGATGCGCGGCTTTGTTACCGCTCAGCACATCATGCGCGTTCTCGAAGAGATCGGGATCGATCATAGCACGGAGGATTTGACCACCATCTTTTCCTTAATGAATCTCGAGGAGCGGGTCGCGAGGCGAATTGCGGAGTATGTCACGAAGGATCGAGTCCGTTTTGACGCTCTAAGTCTGAATAAGGGTGGGATCGCCGGTGATGAGTTCACGATGTCATTGGACGTTGCCACACAGACTATGGTCGATCAGAAGTTGCGTTTCCCAAATGAACTTACGAAGACTGAGATAGATGCGATCGCGCTTCACGGCTCACAGATTATGATGTTGCGTGCGGCAAGAGGTGCGTGCGTCTCTTACATTGAATTCCAAGTACGTCCCGAGCACCGAGCAGCTTTTCGTCGGGAAAGGGTAGCGCAACGAACTCCGCGGCGAAGGATGCTGCGCACCCTATGCGCAGACGTACGCACGTTATCAGCGCTCCAGTCCGCTCACCAGTTCACGTAAGTCCTTGCAAGTATCCACCTAC